CTCTTCCGATCTGTTTTGCAATATCAGGCACGGCCAGTTGACGCCTTGCGGAATCAGATACATCCTGAATGAAATTGCTGACAGAGCAGGCGTCGAGAACGTACATCCACATCGGTTCCGTCGGACATTCGCAACAAAACTTGCCAAGAGGGGCATGGACATACAGGAGATTCAAAAGCTTCTCGGTCATTCCAATATTGCAACAACGATGGAATACATCTGTACGGACGACGAAAACGTGAAATCGTCCTACAGAAAATACATAGCGTAAAACACGTAGCTGCTAGAAATAGCAGCTACTTTTCATTTCATGGAGGGCGAAGCCATGGACGTAATAAGCATACTCGTTGGCGGTGGACTTCTGGGGCTTGTGCAGTTCCTGATTTCCAGACATGACAATAAGCACGACCGTTTCAAGGCGATTCAAGAAAGCATAGATAAGCTTTCAGAACGAATTGACAAGATTGACGCCAAAGGCGATGAACGAAACGCCGTTGAATACAGGGTCAGAATATTGCGATTCGAGGATGAACTGTTGGAAGGACGCAGGCATAGTAAAGACTCATGGGATCAGGTTATGGGAGATGTTACGGGCTATGAGCAGTATTGCGCAACACATCCTGATTTTAAGAATAACCAAACGCAAGCTACAATAGCACACATTGAACGTTCCTATCAGGAGCGACTTGATAAACACGATTTTCTTTGAAAGGCGGTGGCAACATGAAACTCGAAAATTCGACCTATGATATTTTAAAATGGATTGCTCTTGTAGTTCTTCCGGCGGTAGCCACTTTATACGGTGCGCTTGCACCTGTCTGGGGATGGCCTTACGGGGACCAGATTGTGTATACCATCACGGCGGTGGATACATTTTTGGGTGCGTTACTTGGCATCAGTAATTTGCAGTACAAGGCAGGTGAGCAGAATGACGTTTAAAGGCATCGACATTTCTTCGTATCAGGGGCTTCCGGACTGGAGCCGTGTCAAAGTGGATTTTGCTATTTTTCGGATCACTGAGCGGTACGGGGTGGATTCCAGTTTCGAGCGCAATTATAAGCACTGCCCATATCCGAAGGGCGGATACAAGTTCAGCTATGCTATGAGTCTGACGCAGATCAAACAGGAGGCTATCAATGTCGTGAACACGCTTGCTGGGAGACCGCTGCAGCTCCCCGTCTTCCTGGATCTGGAATGGAGCGAACAGAAGTCGCTCACAAAATCAACTCTGTTTGCTATGATCGAGGCTTTCCGGGAGATCATCGAAAAAGCCGGGTACAAATTCGGCATCTATTGCAATATGAACTGGTATCAGAATTACATTCCGGAAGAGGCGAAGAAATACGACTTTTGGATTGCGAGTTATCCGTACAATGATGATGGATCCGTGCAGGAGCGATTAAAGCCATCTGCCGGTATCGGCTGGCAGTATTCCAGCAAAGGGAAGGTTGACGGTATCAACGGAAATGTTGATATGGATATCTTTTATAAGGATTATTCCGGCAAAGAGCAGGAGACTGTCGTCATAGATCCGGGCGTCACGGCGGAGGACGTATTAAATCTTTCGCGGAAATACATCGGATGTAATGAGGCTGACGGATCACACAGGCAGATCATAGATGGCTACAACTCACATAGGCCGTGGGCAAGAAACCACATGATGAGTTATGTAGAGCCATGGTGTGACACCTTTGTCAGCTTCATCTACATCAAACTCAATGCTGTTGACCTGATCGGCGGCACTGAGTGCGGCGTAGAATGGCATGTGAAGTTATTCCGGAAAGCCGGCATCTGGATTGAAGACGGTACTATCATTCCGGAGCCCGGAGATATTATTTGTTATAACTGGGATGATTCCACTCAGCCAAATGATGGCTACGCTGATCACATCGGCATTGTCGAGAGTGTGTCCGGTGGGAGCATTACTGTCATCGAAGGCAATTATAACAATGCGGTCGAACGAAGAACCATTCCTGTTGGATGGGGCTTTATTCGTGGTTACGCACGTCCGAAGTATGGGCAGGGCAAGACCACAGTCGAGATTCCAAAGCACACAGACGTGATCATTGATCCGGATTCCGATTTTGACAGGCCACTGCTGCGGGCGGGTGATATTAACGATTACGTGAAAATCCTGCAGTCGCTTCTCAATGACAATGGTGCGAGCCTTCTGGTAGACGGTGACTTCGGAAAACTGACGCTTGCCGCAGTGATCGACTTCCAGCGCAGGCATCAGATCCAGGTGGACGGCGTGGTCGGTCCGGAGACCTGGGGCGAACTGGACGGACAAGTGAAGATTGTGAAGAAAAGCCCGGGGATTGTGCGGTCACTGCCCCGGAAGACCGGAAAAGAGGTGAAACGCCTGCAGGCCGGCGCAGCGGTCAGAGTTTACGAGGTTGTTCGCAATGAAGCAGGCCACAAGTGGAACCGAGTAGATGGCGGATGGATCATTGACACGAATCTGAAATAAAAAAAAGACCGGAAGCCTGCTTTCACAAGCTCCCGGAATTAAATTACTACGAATTTAGTAACGTAATGATCATACATGATTTTTCTTGATTGTTCAAGCTGTGTTCGGTATAATATTCTTGTTCGGAGTTTTCATCGGATTTGCCCCTCTTCGTGAGGGGCTTTTCTTATTGCAGAAGTTCGTACAGAGACAGGACATCGGACATAATCAGCATGCACCTCTGTGTGAGGATGTCCTTCTCCTGCAGGTATTCAAGTTCTGTCATGGTCTCCTGACGCTCCAATAGAGACAGGATCCTTTCTTTCAAGTCCTCCATTATGTCTCCTCTCTTTCCCACTCCCAACCAACATGGCAGTTATTTTCATCTGTCAGTTCATACAGAGTATAAAGCCCCGGTTCAGACGGTGCTGTACGATACTCGTTAGGATACCCGTCCCAGACTTTGGTCCCTGCGGGTATATGTTTCCATAGGTCTACTGTCAGTCTAATTTCCATCTTATGCCACCTCCCACTCAGCCGGTTCCCACTCGGCTATTAATTCTGCCCTCCATGCCATCGACTCACGCCACCATGCTCTTGCCAAGCTTGCCAAGTCCTTGCCAACTTCAATGCCAAGCTTGACAGCTCGAATTACGTACGGGCTGACCACCTCGGCGATCCCAGCGATCACTCCCAGTACACTGACCATGTACAAGACTGCTTCGACAGCTCCCAAGGCCAACAGATACGGAATAGTGGGAATGTACCACACAAGGCGATTCTGTGGCTGTTCCGGCACGTCTACGACAACCGGCGGACAATTTACCACTGGGACGATTGCAGTGGCTTCTGCGGGCTCCTGAGGGGCTTCTACTGGGACGGGAAGGGTCTCGCCTGTGATTTCTTCATAAAATGCTCTGACCATATCGGCCCGTACTTCCTTTACTTCATCTGTGGTCAGCTCGTTTCCGTCTGCGTCTCGAATCGGAGTCTTTACTCTTTGGATTCCTGCTATCTGATACTTCAGGTCTGCTATGTAATCTTCGTGGATTGTTCGGCATCCGCTGTCTGTCCGGGTGGCTTCCCATCCTTCGTTCAGACAGATCCAGTATCCGTCTTCGTCTCTGTATGCGTCCCTGACTGCTTCTCTTTTGGTTTTCGGAATGTAGTCGATGATTGCTTTTGCCATGATAAGATCCTCCTTTTTTTGAATTATGGCTTTTGGTGTTCTGCCGGGATTACCCGCCCGGCTCGGGGAGATTGTTTCAGGCTACGTTTTTCATAACCTGAATCTCTATAGCTTCAAGCTCTGCCCAGTCAATGCCGAACTGCTTGTTGAGGTATTCCGCCTTTTCATCGGCGTATAAGGAGGCCTCCATAGTTCCTTCCTTGCAGAAGAACCACACCGCCGTTTTATAGGCTTCAATGGCCTGCTGTTTGAGGTGAGCGTCAATCTCTGCCTTGCTGTTGAAAATCACATGGTCGATGTAAAGTCCTCTGTATTTCTTCATGGTATGTACCTCCTGTTTTTTGGATTCTGTTTTTTGTGGTTCTGCCACTCATTACCCGGAGTGGCTACGGGGTAACTGTCACGCTGTGAGAAGCGTCCAGATGTGGTTTTCCTGTTCCCTGGTATCAGGGATGTAGTAGTCAAATCCATCAGTGGAATTTGAGAAGCGATCCACTGTGAATAACCACTCTCCATCACGGAGGCGGATTTCCATAACCAGACGGTTCTCGAGCTTCAGAAGCCCTTTACTGAAGCAGTTATGGATGTAATGTTCCAGTTCCTGCTTGGTGAACTTCTCACCATTGAAGAAACCGTCAACAGAAAGATGGTGAAGCTGATTGGAAATTTCATGAATAGTCATGTCAGACCTCCTTGTGGAAAATGGATTTAAGTGTATCCCGTTGGCGTTGCCCCTGAAGTATTCAGCCGCTTCAGGTCGCTGTTGGTAAACTCTAGGCCCTACCAACCGGGCCGGTGGATTTAGCTGTTTTGCAGCATCCAGATTCTCTTTTCGAGCATCCGCTTTTCTTCTTCTGTCTTTGCCTGCTGCAGGAGCTCTTTCGCTCTTTCCAGTCGCTTCTCGTACATCTTGTTTATCTCTTCCATCGTGAGAAGTTCTTTCATTTTTCTTTCTCCTCTCTGTTGTCAGGGTTCTGTGTGCCGGTTGGTCTTATTCGGTTTCCGGTTCCTGCTGGCCTCCTTTCCTTTGATCTGACTATATTATATCACTTAAATAAGTGATAGTCAATCAAAATATCACTTTTTTTCTTGATATTTTATGAAAAAGATGTTACACTCCAATTAAAAAAATGGAGGTGTAATATGCTCAGATATAAATTCGACGTCGGTAAAGCCCTAGAAGAAAAGGGAATCAATGTTTATGTTTGTAAGACAACGAAAATCATCAGTCAGGATACTTTCCGGAAGATAAAGGAAGGAAGTACCGCCATGAATCTTTCTGCGCTGGAAAAGGTATGCTCTATCCTTGACTGTCAGCCCGGGGACCTGATCGAGCACGTCCGGGAGGAGCCGTGATCCGTGGGGCATCCATGGGGCACAAATGGGGCAAATATTTCTTAATGTGTTGATTTGTGTCGAGTTACCGAATCTCTGGAAGCCCTGGAAATAGGGCATTTCTGGACATGTTGATATCTCGAGATACAAACCAAAGGATCTTTGCCGGATTGTTTTAAACAGTCTGGAACGCCTGAAAACAGGGCATTGTAGAAAATTATCTTTCCAAAATGGGGCAGAAATGGGGCAAACTCACAACAATTTGATTTTTGCCATTTCCGCTTCTTCTTTTTCTCTCAGCTTTTCCGTCACATGGAGGTACACCTTTTTCGTGATGTCGCTGTCGGCATGCCCAAGGCGTCTTGCTATGGAATCCAGACTGACACCCGCAGCCGCCAAGAGGCTTGTGTGGGTGTGACGTAGGGCGTGAGGCGTGATTTTTCGACCGATGACTTTCTTCGACTTGGAGACAATACAGTCGTAGTATGTTATGTAGGTCAGGTCCGGAAAGAGAAGATTTTCCCTGATCTTATTTTTCATCATATATGCCAGTCGCCACTTACGGATCCCTGCTATCACCTCTGCCAGCTCCGGCTGAATGTACACATCCCGGTTACTGTCCGCTGTTTTTGTGGTGTCCATGACGACGCCCGTTTTAATGTCTATGGTTTTGGTGACATGAATGTGTGTGTCTATATCGTCCATGGTCAGAGCCAGCGCCTCACCGATCCGGAGACCGGACAGAGCCAGAAACTTTGTCAGGAGCTGCCAGTGTTTGACATTTTCCATGGACTGCAGGAGCGTGGTCAGTTCTTCCGGCTCCAGATACTTGTCTTCAATGCGTTCTTTCCGGTTATCCTTCCGGGGAGTGATTTTGTCCAGCCATGAAGCATCCTTTATGTAGTCGTGGCGGTATGCGAACAGGATGACGGTTTTTAATCTTGCGATGCTTGTGTTGTACTTTGTATCCGGTTCTGATTTCAGACAGTCCATGACATAGTTAGCGGTCAGGGCGTTGATCCGGGCATTTTCGCCCAGCTCTTTTTTGAGCCGTTTCAACACGAAGCTTTGACTTGTCCGGGTAGTTTCTTTTTTGACGGTTTCGAGATACTTCTCGCATAGTTGATCAAATGTCATATTGTCGTAGTCCGTCTTTCCCAGGATCGCCTCTATTTTCGAGTCTAATGTCCGCTGAGCATCCTTCCGGGCGGTCCTGGTATCGCGTTCGATTACGCAGGATATTTTTTTCTGCTTGCCAGTGATCGGATCAGTGTAGCGTTCGACGGCTTTAAATTTTCCGTTTGGGAGTGGTTCGGTCCACATAGCAGTTCCTCCTTGTATGAATGATAGGAGAATGCTATAATCAGTAATGGTTATAGATTCCCCAATGGCGTGGTGGATTTATAACTTTCCGGCTCTTCTGGTGGTGCAGAGGGGCCGGTTTTTTATTGGAAGATAGAAGAATCATGAGTAATTGTAAATGTAATTTCATGTTCTCCAGATGAGCTGAGTTCACTATATCCAAGCTCAAACTCTTTCCAATCTTCGGGAACTTCATATCCAATAGAACCGACAAGTTTTTTTCCAGCTCTGACATCTCCGTATGCAGGTCTATCTATGATATCCCAATTATTATCAACATAATAATCATCAACATACGATTCATAACATATAAGATTTAAAAATGCACTTTGATCCGAAATACATTCTGCTTCAAGATCAACGATCAGAAAGACATTTCCTTCATCTGGATAGTATGTCTTGTATTTTGTCTCAACAGACTCTTTACAATATGCATTTAGGAGTTTTATAGAAAAAATATTACCAGAAGATGTCCATTCGTTATCAGTATTTGTAGATCCGTCTTGTTCGCCCTTTTTCCGCTTCAGCTTATCAAGCTGTGCTTGCAGTATTGCAATCTGTTTTTCAATCTTCGCTATCTGGTCATCTGTCGCATCTGCGTAAACTGGTGCAGGAATGTAGCTGCTAAAAATAGCAGCTACTATGAAAATTGCCAATTTCTTTTTCATTTTCTTGCCTCCATTAAAATTTCGCTCTCAGTTCTTTTACCTTCCCAATAATTTTCACTGGCTTCTCGTCGATATCAGATTTTGAAAAATACATCGGTTCATAAGCTGGATTCGTTGATACGAGTGCAATTCCATCATTGTATTTGCGGAGCTTCTTGCATACACCATCGTTCCCATTAACCAGTGCAATCACAATATCACCATCATCTGCGTCTTCTTGTTGTCGAACAATTACAACATCCCCATCGCTGAATTTCGGCTCCATGGAATCGCCGTTGATACGTAAACCAAAGTAATCTCCATGGACAGCCATATCACCAGTGACTTCTTCCCAGTCTAGAATTTCTTCTGATGCCTCAATCGGAATACCTGCAGCAACACGCCCAAGGACTGGTATTTGTTTTGTGACTTTTACGTTTGGAGATTGAAAAAGAGAATTTTTAATGATACGTGTTAGCTGTTCATCAATATAACTTTTTGTCTTGTGAATAGTAGCTTCTGGAGCAATAACCTCTACACTTGATTTCACATCCGATTGCGCATTAGTATTTGGCGGATGACTTTTCATATATTCTTCACTTGCTAGAATCTTCATTGTGGGTCTCTTGCTTTTGCCTCCGTCAGAAGCAGATTGAGCATGGTATACGCGAATAATATTCTTTTTAGGTGGAAGACCATTGATTTCGCTCACAGGAACTCCTAGATAATCTGCTATCGCTTCTATTTTGTCTGCTTTTGGCAAATATCGACCAGCTTTCCAATCAGAAAATGTGCTTTGTCGTATACCAGTTGCTCTGGAAATTTCAGAAACTTTAATTCCTCTTTCTTTTATTATTTGTTCAAAACGCTCATATCCCATAGACTCTCCTTTCTCGACAATAAACTACAGAAAACCGTAAATTTACTGTTGACACATACGGAAAGCCGTAATATAATAAGCCCATGGATTTCGGAAACCCGAAAACCAAAAGCAAAAATACGCACATATTACGGAATTCTTAATTAATGTTATCTGGTAAATCACATTATAACGGGATTCCGTAATATTTGCAAGGATTATTACGGAAAGGAGGAATAGAAAATAGTGCGTGAATTTTATGCAAAATGCCGAGATGACCGAAAACTGACCGATAAACAGGTCTGTGAAGGCACCGGCATAAAACAAAGTACATTATCCGATTGGATGAGCGGCAGAAGCGAAACGCTTGGGGCTGATAAAGCTATTGCACTCGCAAAATTTTTTGACGTTCCGCTTGACTCGTTTGTGAGACCAATCAAAGTGGGCGAGGAGGTGACGGATTGAGCGAATTAGCAACCGTTGAACTGTCACAGTTTCCAGATCTGCCAGACAACATTCCTGATTTGGTTGCGTGGGACAAATACTTGTCTGCAAGAATGCCGGTATACAGAAAGTTATTAAAAGAAGTAAACAGCATAGAAGAGGTTACAGCAGAGGAAGCCAGGATTCAAAAACGAGCATCACTAGAATCTGAATATCTGATTGATGTTCGAGTGAAGATCGGAAAGCTGATACAAGAAATACCGAAGGCAAGCGGAAAAAGAACTGACCTGCAACCTTGCGACAATGTTGTCGATAGGTCTACAAAATCCGAAGTCCTTGCCGAAATGGGTATTTCTCAAAAGCAGGCCGAACGATATCAGAAGATGGCATCTCATCCAGAGGCTGTCGAAAAGGCCAAGGCTGACGCAAGAGAGAGGAACGACGTAGTTTCGCAACAGGATGTCCTGAACAGAATAATTACCCCGCCGAAGTCAAAAGAAGCTGAACAGCGGAAAGAGCTAAAGGCAGCCGGGAAGAGGCAAGAAGATTTCAAAGATAGCAAAACCGTATCTATAGCAGATGTAAGACAGAACAAAGAAGACATAGAAACAATCGGACGTGATATGTACGGCAAGCTGTCGAAGCTGGTTGATCTGGCTGACAAAATCACATTCTTCCCGAAAAGCAAAGAACTTGAGGCGATGTCGAAAGTGATCTCGAAACGAGACATTGCGAATCTCGCAAATGGAATAGAGAGAACGCTTGCTACCCTGGCCGATATTTTGGAGGTGATTGGTTGAAAGAAAACAGTATTTATTCCTTTGTAGCATCTGTCGTAAAGAATCGAAAATATAACGAAGAAGCAATCATTGACGGCGGCGATCTTCTCCTGGAAATTCAGAGAAATATTGACCTGTCTGAAATGCCAAGAGAGGAGCTGGAGAAAAGGTTCCTGAAGGCCGTCATGTGGTCAACGCTGAATCATGAGGGCTACTATTCATTGGTTCGACGTGAAGGTCTGTACGTCAACTTCGAAACTATGAATAACAGCAAGATTCTAAAGCAGGTCAAAGACAAACTGATTGAGAACCGAACAGGCGATATCCGGTATGACGAATCAGTGATTAATGAACTGGAAAAGCTGTTTAGAGAAAAAGCTGATGGCATGGCGCAGCTGAATTTTGATTTTGAGAACGGTGATTATTATCAGGATCTGACACGTGATGAGCTGATCCAGGCCATCAAAGATATGTATGAAGAACAGAGGAGAATACAATGACCGACCAATTCTTCATTACCGTAATAGGCTCCAAACAGTACATGTCCGTCAAAGACATCTCATCCTGGTACGGCATGTCAAGGCCGAGCGTTTACGCCATTCTAAAAGAGATGGAGACTTCCAAGCGCTACGGTAAGATCACCATGAATGATTGCGGGGATAAGTTAGTGGACACTCTGATGCTCGAAGATTTTCTGTTGCATCGTAGCGAACTGAAGCATCCCAACCTTGCCCGCCGACTTCCGCCATATGATCCAGTAGAGATCCGGAAGCGGCGGGGCGAATATAAGATTCCATTGGAGGAGGTGATTTGAGTGGACGGAATGAGCACGCAGACCATGGAGCGCCTGGCAGCGCATCAGGTCAAAAAGCTTCCGCTCGGAAGCATCGTCATCATGTATGACGAAGGAAACAACGTGATCACAAAATGCCGACTCGTACAGTACGGCAAAGAGAAACGGCTGCAGAGTCTTGAACGGCTCAACTTGTACTTCCGGATAAAGGACAATCCGTGGCACTCTTATCTTGTTGAGTAGAAAGGGGAGTATATGGGGTTTCTGTTAATACCAGCACTTATCCTGATATTTCTTGAAGGGAAACTGATTCTCCATCAGTACAGCTACATTCAGAAGCTTGTCGGTGCGAGATATGAACTGAAACAGGAAAACGCAAGATTGAGAAAGAAGGTGGAAGACATTGTTGTCACGTTTGATTGAAAGTTCCATCATCGGCATCCTTGCCGGTGGCTGGGCCTCGTGTACATACTGGCAGGGAGCTGCAGGAGTGTTCATGGGGCTCCTGGCTTTCGGATGCGCCATGTTCTGGTTGACAATCCGTCGGGAAGAGGAGGCCAAAGAAAACCGGACACGGCATGTCCGGTCAGCAAGTCCAAATAAAAAGTGCGCTCGGGGTTGAAGGGATCCACAAGCGCACAAAAAAAAGTATGAAAAAGACTGCAATGCAGCCATCTGTATTGTAAAGCGAGGTAAATAAAATGTCAACGCCATTGAAATATTCAAGGATGGAGATGGCTCTTGAGACCATCAAGTACCTTGTCAGGACATACGGGTACAAGGACGAAAAGAACTATCAGGATGCTTCCACGATCGTCATGATTTGTGATATGGCCCTGCGGGAGCCGGAAGAGGATCCGGAGACGGAGAATTTGTCATGATGTGGACTGATGATCCGGTCAGGGATGCCGAAAGATATCAACAGTATCTGGAAGAACTGGAACAATATGAAAAGAACTGTCTCCACTGCGTCGTTGATGATGATCTGGACTGGTGCGAGAACTGTATGGAGGTAAAGAATGTCAACACTGTATGAACTGAAACAGGAATATGCTTATCTGTTTGACCTGATGGATGATCCGGACGTGGATCCGCAGACGATCGCCGATACCATGGAAGGCATTGAGGGTGAATTTGAAGTGAAGCTTGACAGCTACATCACTGTCAGGAAAGAGCTGGAGGCTGAAAAGGAGAAATGGAAAGCAGAGAGGGACCGGACAGATAAGCATATTTCTACGCTTGAAGCAAACATCAGCCGTATCAATCAGGCTGTTATGGGTGCCATGAAGCTCACAGGCAAGGATAAGCTTTCGACAGAGCACTACAAGTTGAGTATTGCTAAGAATGGCGGGCTGGCCCCGCTCAAGATCACGGGGGATGTACCTGCAGGATTCTGCAAACTGGAACCGGATAACAGTCTGATCAGGAAAGCACTCGAAGCCGGTAATGGTGACATTGGATGGGCGCATCTGGAAGAGAGAGGTGTACATTTGAATGTCAGATAAGAAGATTCATATTCCCGGCAGACAGATGGAGAAGCTCAAACCAGGACAGCAGCCGGTTGTTAGGCTTACTCCTCAAGCATACGATGCGCTGATGGAAATTGTAAACGAAAGCAGTCTGTCTGTGAAGATGGTGATATCTGAAATCATCCTGCAGTGTAAGGACCTAATCGTGTTTGATAGACCGCAAGGGAAGGAGGAATGATCATGGCTCTGCCAGTCCTAATCATCGGAAAATCAGGCTCCGGAAAAAGTACCAGTCTCCGGAATTGTCAGAATGACAACTGGAATCTTATCAGAGTGCTCAATAAACCATTGCCGTTCAAGGGCAAGATAAACGGATGGAGTACAGACGATTACCAGACGGTTATGAAATGCCTGATTGCTTCGAAGGCTCAGTCTATTGTGATTGATGATGCTGGATATCTTATTACCAACATGTTTATGCAAGGCCATTCAAGCCGTGGGAAAGGTGATCAGATATTCTCATTTTACAACGAAATTGGGGATCATTTCTGGAATTTGATTCAGTTTATCACTCAGCGCGTTCCTCCCGATAAAATCGTGTACATCATTATGCATGAAGAAACAAATGATTTTGGGGACATCAAACCCAAAACAATAGGAAAGATGCTGGATGAAAAAGTATGTCTGGAGGGTATGGTTACAATCTGTTTGCGGTGCATCACGGAGGGAAGCAAACACTTGTTTGTTACTCAGTCAGCAAATGGAGCGGTCAGCAAGTCACCAATCGGATTGTTTGATGAGCTGACAATTGACAACGACCTTGCATTTGTCGATCAGAAAATCAGGGAATACTATGAAATGGATTCAGCAGTAAGCACAACAACTGCAGAAAAGGAGCAGAACTAATATGCAGAAACCGAACAACTATGAGAAGACACAGGCAGCAGGTGAATTTACACCGATCGATCTTGGCGGACATTACCTTGTCATCAAGCATGTCGAAGAGATGACCAACAAGAATGGAAAGCCGATGATCAAGATCAGTTTCGACACAGCCGACAACGATTCTCAGCCTCATTACTTTGCTGACAGGTTCCGGAATGACATCCGGCCTGATAAGAAGTGGCCTAACAATGGCGTTTCATACATGAATACAGAAGATCAGGAAGGTAACTGCAGCAGAACATTCAAAGGGTTCACAACCTCTGTCGAAAATTCGAATCCTGGCTTTTCTGTAGTATGGGGCGACGGGTTCGCTGCCTGCTTCAAAAATAAGCTTATTGGCGGAATCTTCCGGGAGGAGCTTGGCGTTTACCAGGGGAAAGAGACGCATCAGCGGAAGCTGCAGTGGTTCTGTTCAAATGATAAGGTGGCTGATGCAAAGATTCCGGAGACTTATGAGACGGATGAGCACAAGGCATGGAGGGAATCCGGAGGACTTACTACCAGTCCGGCAGATAAAGATGGCTGGATGAATATTCCAGAGGGGGTTGATGAGGAATTGCCCTTTAATTGATTGGCGGTGATTATGTTTGACAATTCAAGTCGATTCACGTGAACACGCAAGTGAATGGAAGAGGATCCAAAAGCAATTTGATGATTTGGGCGTGCAATATTTCCGGTCAAAGGTTTACTGTGGCGACTATGTGTCGCTTGATAATTCCCGCCTTGTAGTTGATCGAAAGAAAGACCTTCAGGAACTATGTGGAAATGTCTGCCAGCAACACGAACGGTTCAAAAAAGAGCTGATTCGAGCCAACGAAGCCGGCATCCAGATTGTGTTCCTGATCGAGCACGGGAAGGACATCCAGACTCTTGAAGATGTGTGGTTCTGGCAGAACCCGCGCAAACATGAGATTCGATGGAGATACAACAAACAGACAGGACAAC